CAACTGGTAAAACTATTTCTGACTTTCCTGAAACAGTAGAATTTTATAATTATTGGATGCAAGCAGCCATTTATATCAACTTAATTATAAAAAATGTTGAAGAAAATGTTAAAGATTACAAAATAAATTTTAACTTTGTAGTGATAGATAAGTATAATCAGATCTATAGTTTCCGAGTTTCAAAAGAATCTATAACAAAATGGGGACTTGGATTAAAAGGAATACTAGATATGGCAAACCATCATTATGAAAAAAATAGATATGATCTTCCATATGAATTCCTAGATAAAATAGTGCTATTATAGTGAAATTGTACAAAGAATATTTCCAAAAAAGTAAAGTTTTCTTTTATCCTTTACTTAATATACCAAAAGGTGTACACCATGTGCCTATTGAAACATATTTAGGATGGGAAGGGGAATATTCTTTTGAGGATTTTAAGTTTTTCTGTTTATATGATGAAAAATTTACTAAGAAATTTGAAAATTTTGAGAAAAAATATTTGTTAAGCAATAAATATTTTGATGATTATCAAAAAATTGGGCCTCATCTTCATCTATATATCTATGACTATAGTATTTATAAACGAGACTGGCTAGTCTTATTAAGAGGTAGGTATTCTAAATTCTCTAAGAAATCAAAAGATAAAATCTTATCATTTTTTGGAGACACTGGATCAATTGCTGAATATGTTGAAAGTTATATATATCCAGAACTTTATCATGAAGAATACTCAATAGAATTAGATGTATCATTAGAAGAATTACAAGAAGTTCATGAACTTTGTAGCAAGCCTAATCTAGAAAAAGAAATATTAAAAATAAAAAGTAATCAAAGAGAACTTTTTAATAATAAATTAGTATCTTTGTCCAATAAACCTAAAATTAAAAAAGATGGTAAAAAAAGCAACACAAAAACTTAACATGAATGAGAGTATGATGTTAACATCATCAAATTGGGGGCCTAATAAAACCTTTAAGATGATTCCAGTTAACCTTGAGTGTCCATATACAGAAGCTATATTTGATCCAGGAAGTAAGATCCTAGCTATTGTATCAAAAGTATGTAAACAACAGTATCATATGATACCAAAACTAGATGATAATGGAGATCCTCAAAGACTAAAGATAAATAAAAGAGAAGACGGAAAAGATATAAAAGAAGAAAGAAGATTATTAGATACTTTTGCTGAATATTATATAACTGATGAAGAAGAAATAGAATTAATAGTAGAAGGAATGTCTATTAATTCTGACACATATGATTGGAAGAAATTCTTTACAGATGAAATAATTCCAGATCCAAAAGCTCTACCTAAAGAAAAAGCAACTATGGTAAACCTAGGAACCCCCTAATCTCAACCCTAATTAACCAATCCAGAACAAGGAGCCATGTGCTCCTTTTTTTGGCTCTAAACTAAAACAATATGAATCACTGGGTAATGGATTATGAAACTCTTAAGAATTGTTTTGTAGCAGTATTTAAACACTATAAGACAGAAGAGATACATGTCTTTAAGATATGTACTCTACAAGATGACTTTGGAGACTTCATAGAATTTTTACAAAAAAATGTCAGAGAAAAAAACTGGCACATATCATTCAATGGTTTAAGTTTTGATGGACAAATAACCAATCACATTTTACATAACTATATAGGATGGGAAGAAGGTGGAAGAAAGTTTGCAGCAAACATGTATCAATATGCACAAGATGTAATTGCTCGTTCAAATAGAAAAGAATGGCAAGAGTATCCTGAATGGAAAATGTTAATACCTCAAATAGATGTATTCAAATTAAATCATTGGGATAATCCAGCTAAACGTTCTAGTTTAAAATGGATTGAGTATACTATGGATTGGGATAATATATTAGACATGCCTATTAATCATGAGACAGAGATCACTACACAAGAAGAACTAAACATGATTGTAGAATATTGTATTAATGATGTAGATGCAACCAAAGAGATATATAATAGATCTAAAAATCTAATAGCTCTGAGAATGAATCTAACAAATGAATACAACATAAACTTATTTAATGCATCTGAACCACGTATAAGTAAAGAACTATTTAATCATTATCTAAGTAAAGAACTTAAGATCTCTAAGAAAGAACTTAAAAGTTTAAGAACTTATAGGGAAACAATTAAGTTAGAAAACATTATACTACCATATATTAACTTTAATACACTGGAATTCAATACATTACTTAAAAGATTCAAAACTGTTGAACTAGATCCAGCTAACATCAAAGGAGCATTCAAACATGATCTTATTTATAAAAATGTTAAAACTCATTTTGGTTTAGGTGGTGCACACGGTGCAAATAAACCTGGTGTATACACATCTAATGAAGAAAATGTTATTATGTCTTCAGATATTGTTAGCTTTTATCCTATGCTAGCTATTAAGAATGGTTGGTCTCCCGCACATTTACCAAAGAAAGAATTCTGTAAACTATATGAATGGTTCTTTAATGAAAGAAAGAAGATTCCTAAGAGTAATTCTATGAACTATGTATACAAGATCATACTAAACAGTACCTATGGTCTTAGTAATGATAAGAATTCCTTTTTATATGATCCTGAATTCACTATGCGGGTTACCATTAATGGTCAACTAACTTTAATGATGCTTTATGAAATGATCATGGAAGCTATTCCTGAAGCAATTCCACTTCTTCAAAACACAGATGGTATTGAGACAGTAATTCCTAAATCTAAGATTGATTTATATCATAAAATATGTAAAGAATGGTGTGGAATAACAGACTTTAGTCTTGAACATGACCAATATCAAAAAATTATACTAGCAGATGTGAATAATTATATAGGAATATTTAATTTTGTTGAGACAGATATAACTAAATGGAGAGAAATCAAGAAAGCAAATCCTCATTATATATTTAGAGTTAAGAATGGAGTCTTTGAATATGCACCTGTAAAATGTAAAGGTCGTTTTGAATTCACTAATTTAGCCCTTCACAAGAACAAATCTAAGCTTGTAATACCAAAGGGTATATTTCAATACTTCGTGCATGACGTGCTTCCTGAGGACTATCTAGCAACTAATAACAATATACTTGACTATTGTATAGGGAGCAAAACTAATGGCGGATGGCAAATGGTTGCAAAAAGAATTAAAGATTCTGAGATAGAAGAAGAAAACTTACAGAAAATAAATAGATATTATGTTAGTAATCAAGGTGTTAAAATCATTAAGAAAAATAAAAATGATGGAAGACTAATACAACTAGAAGCCGGACCATGGATCCAAACAGTATACAATAAAATGGAACTAGAATCTAAATGGAAAGATTATGATATCAATATGAAATACTATCTGCAAGCTATAGAAAAAGAAATTAATAATATTCTTGGAGTAGCAACTAATCAATTAAAATTATTTAACTAAATTTGTAAATTAAAATTATTTAAAATGGGACATTCAAAACCAACAACAACAACAAAAGAGTTTCTACAAGCAGCTCCTCTACCAACCCACGGTAAAACATATACTGTGGTTTCACACAAAGAAGTTATAGATCATACCAAAAATCTATTAAACAAACACGGATTTAAAATAACTAAAGAGTTATATAGATCAAATATGAATGCCAAAGTAGCACAAGGTATATATCATGTTAGTTCTCAATCACTTAAGTCTGATGAAGAATTAGGAATGATGTTTGCTTGGACAAACTCATATGATAAAAGTACAAGATTCCAATGTGGAGTAGGCGCACATGTATTTGTATGTAATAATGGGTTAATCCATGGAGATATGGCCACTTATGGAAGGAAGCATACAGGTACTGCCAATGCAGATATTTCATCTTCAATTGCTTCTCAAATTGGAATAGGTGCAAAAAACTTTAACCAACTTGTTCAAGATAAAGATGATATGAGAACAGTTATTTTACCTATAACACGTCAGGCTGAACTTTTAGGAAGACTGTTTATAGAAGAAAAGCTATTAGATACCACTCAAATATCTGTAGTTAAAGCAGAAATAAATGAGTCATCTTATAATTATAGTATTGATCCTGACACAGCATGGATGTTTTATAATCATGTAACACATGCATTTAAACAAACACATCCACGTAATTGGATGGATCATCAATCTAAATTTCATAAATTTATGACAGGTGAACTGCTAAATCATCATGGAATTAAACAACAAGATAATCCTTCTGGAGAGGATGTTGAAGTAGAAGAGCTACCTTCCTTAACAGGAGAAGTTATTACAGGAAGTGAGATATTTGAAATGTAATGAGTATTAAAGATAAACATAGCAAATATTATTGGGATACTGACAGGAATCAAGATTTAAAACATACAACTCCTATTCAAAAAGTAATGATGTCTGCCCCAGAAGGAATAGAATTTAATAAATCATACACTATAGATATGGCTGATGAAAATAAAACAATAACAGGAGCATTATCACCCTGCGGGAGTGAAAGAGCTGGTTCTGATTATGATATAGATTATAAAAAGAATCCTATACCAAATTATTATGTTGGGAAAACATATGGTTATGAAGCTCGTAAAGTTTGTGAAGACTTTGAACTTTCTTACAATGTAGGTACTGCAATAACTTATTTGTTACGTGCTGGCAAGAAGAGAGAGATGGGCTTAATGGATCTTAAGAAACATAAAGAAGATATT